GATAACCGCACAGGTCTTCCCGCAATTGTCTGGTCAGTTGATCGCGCTAAACCAGAACCCGATTCTGCCGTCCGCCCTGCCGTTCTATCAAAAGATTTTGCGGGAGCGAGGAATAAAATGGCGAACGGGTCAATAAGCAATCTGGTCCTGCAGGTTGCCACAAAAATTGTTACCACGAAAGCGTGGATAACAAAACTCAGTGGTTGGGGCAGCGGCTATACCGACTTCATTACGAATATGATGCTGAGCGGTCTTCTTTCAGGATGGGGACCAAAGAAGACCGCCACCGAACTCCGCAAGGTCGTCGAGAACATGCCGACGTACGCCGCCCGAAACCTGACACGCACCCTGCAGCTGACATCGTACCGGGAAGCGTCGTTGGCGATGGAGGAAATCAACGGCGGGTTCATCGAATATAAAATCCGGATTGCCGAACTCGACGCGGATACGTGTCTCTCCTGTGTTGCCCTTCACGGAACCCGATTGGAAAAGGGTGAACGTGTCGACGATCACTTCAACGGTCGATGCACAGAATTCTACGTGGTGGAAGGTGGGCCGCGGTCACCATCCTTCATGCAGTCGGACAGCCGGCCAGGGGATCGGAACTTCGTTCCTTTCCAGACCGGAGAGGAATGGTTGGCCAGCATGACGCCCGACCGCTTGGCCGAACAGTCGTCATTTGCCAAAAGTCCTGGCAAACTGGAAGCGTACCAGAACGGAACACCGATCGCGGATTTCGTCGGTGAGTACGATGATCCCGTGTTTGGCAACATGGTGGTCGAGAAACCTTTGAGAGACGTGGTTGAGTAGGGGGTTGTTTACAGAAATGATAAAAGGCGTATAATCAAATTATGAAGAAAAAACCGGTTGAAAAATTCGAACGCTGTAAGACGTGCCGTTATTGCCGGTCGGCCGATGATCCTCTCGCTCCAAAAGAAAATTTGTACAAATCCTACTGGCCCTGGTGCTCGAATTCGAAATCCAGGGCGTTCCGCAAGCGTGTGGATCCCGCCCATGGGTGCAAGTACCATTCGAAGAAAGCGCCGTGGTGGATGCGGTTGTTCAACAAAGTGATGTCCTATGTCAAATAAACCGTCCGCCGGCTTGGAACCTGAAACCCTTGAACAACTATGGATAGTGGTTGAACACCACATCAAGACCGAACGAATGTGTATGTTGGCCATCCGGCAAATGCTTCTCGGCCAGGTGGATGCGATCGAACGAGCAATTGGTATCAACCCGCGAACAGCGGAGATCCGTACCGAAGTCAGCCGCAACAAGGCGGCGCCATCGTCCTCGTCCCGTCGGACGTAAAACTCGAAAGGATAAATGCCAATGCCTCCGAAAGTAACGAAACCCGTTGTAGAACCGCCCGTTGTTGAACCGCCCGTGTCTGTTCCCCCGGCTGCGGAGCCGATAGAACCACCCGTGACAACCACGGAACAGATGGTGCCTTATTCGCGGTTCAAGGAAGTGAACGATCAGAAAGTCGCCGCCGAGCGTCGCGCCGAAGCGTTGGATAAAGCCGCGCAGGAAGCCGAAGCCAACCGATTGAAGGAACAGGGTGATTACAAGAAATTGTATGAAACCCAAGAAGCGGATTTGGCAAGAGCGAAGGCCGGTGCCGCGAAGGCCGATTCTCTGGAAACGACATTGAAGACGGTTCTTGATGCGCAGGTTGCGGAAATCCCCGAGGCTCGAAGGTCTTTGATCCCCGAGGAATTGACTACCCAGCAGAAACTTGACTGGATTGCGAAAAACCGTGCCGTACTCCTTGCGCCGGTGCCGCCCGATCTTGGGGCCGGCCGGTTTGGTGGCGGCAGACCTCCGGAGAAACATCCTGAGTTGACGCCGGAAGAAAAAGAAGTCGCGCGTAAATTCGGGATGTCCGAAGAGGATTACGCGAAACATAAGTAACAGGAGAAAAATCAAATGGCCGCTCCTACCTATATTTGGGAGTACGTAACAAATCTGTTCGGCCTTGGTCCCCCGTCGGTTGTCTGCTTGGAAGCGACGACCGACCTGATGGTCAAAGTCGGAACGCTGTGCGTCATGGCGTCCGGCCAGGTCGACGAAGCCACCGCCGATGTTCTTCTGCCGATCGGTTTGGCCGCGGAAGTGATCGATGTCGCCGCCGTTGCGAAAGACCCGGTGAAGATTTACGCCCTTCGCCCCGGCGATGTCATCAAGGGCACGGCCGATGCCGATGCGTCGGCTCTCTCGGGGTTCAGCGGGAAGACGATGGACCTCAACACGGATGGTTCGCTCGATGTGGCGGACACAGCCGGTGGATGCCTCTCGGTCTACCGGACGGAAGACGCGGGGTTGACCGTCTTCTGCGTCCTTAGCAAACTGGCGGCCTTCTAGCCTGTTCGCAAATCTGATCCAAGGAGAATTTTCAAATGCCCAATCCAATGATTACCGAACAGTGGCCCCGGTTTGTTCTTCCGATCGTCCGCAAGGAGTGGTTCAATTCCATGTCCGCGATCAACGCGGCCGTCTCTGCCCTCTATGGAATTGATACCTCCGGTTCGTCCGTGGAGTATTCTCAGGGAATCGGCTCGCAAGGGCTGGTGCCTGAATACAACTCGTTCGACGCGGAAGGCCGGCCGGCCACCATCGAATACGGGAAGATCGACCCCCTGTTCGAAAAGACCTTCACCCACAAGGAATTCGCGCTCGGCATGTCGATCGAGCGGAAACTGTGGGACGATGACCGGATGGGAAACATCCGGCGCTCGGCCAGCGAGTTCGGCCAGGCGTGGGGCAAGACCATCGCCTACCATCAGGCGTCCGTTTTCAACAACGCTTTTTCCACGTCGTACCTCGGCGCGGATGCCGTCGCTCTCTGCAGCGCGTCCCATCCGTACAACTCCGTCAACGCGACGGCCATCGCCAACCTGGGAACCTCCGCCCTGACCTACGATTCCGTCAAGGCGACCCTCGCCGCCGGCAAGGCGCTGGTGGATGACCGCGGTCACCCGATGCCGGCCATCTACCGCACGCTCGTCGTTCCGACGGAACTCGAAGCCAAGGCGTACGAAATCATCAACGCGATCAACAAGCCTGGCGGTGCCGACAACGACGCCAACTTCCTCCGGTCCCAGGGTCTGTCCGTGATCGTGGACCCGTGGCTGACCGATGCGAACAACTGGTTCATGGCCGATCCCGTCGGAAGCAAGACCCACCTGCTGTGGTACTGGCGTGTTCGGCCGGAAGTTTCGATGGACCCGACCAGCGACTACCAACTGAAAGCGATGTACCGCGGCTACATGCGGATGTCCTACGGTTGGGACGATTGGCGCTGGGTGTTCGGCCATAACGTGACGTAGAGAGGATCATAAAAAATGACAACCGTCGGCGATCCCCTCTACGAACTCGGTGGCATCCCGGTCGGTGGCCTCGGTCGCGGTCGTGTGTTCCGCGTAATCAAGACCAACGAAGCTCGGTACAACGACTTCATGGAACACGCCCAGGGCGCCTACCCGGACGGTGTCCCGTTCGTTTTCCCCGCTTCGCCCACCGCCGGCAACGTGGCCATTCAGGCCGCGCTCGATGCCTGTGTTGAGGGCCGAAATGATTTCGTGGTCCTGGAACCTTCGGACTCCGATTACGACATTTCGGCCGTCATCAACCTGAACAAGAAGGCCATCCATCTGATTTGTCCGGCTGGCCTCGGCTACGACGTTGGATCGACCAACGCATGCCGCATCCATCCGACCGCTTCGGCTGCCATCTTCGCCGTCAGCGATTCTGCAATCGAGATTGCCGGCCTGTTCCTGAAACAGTACGCCGACAAATCTCAAATCACCATCGCGGCCGGTGCGTACGCCCTGAACATCCATCACAACTTCTTCCAGTTGAATTGGTCCGCCGCTCCTGAACCCTCGGTTGCTTGCGCGGGTGATGGCGGAGCTTGGGGAGAGGTTGTCCATCACTGCTTGTTCGAGTCGAGCGGTGGCGATGATGTGACCTGCGCTGTGCTGGTCAACATTCTTTCCGGAGCGACCGGGGCGCGGTGCGATCACAACGAAATCTTCATGGGAGATGGAAACATCTGCACCATCGGCATCTCCAATGCCGCGACAAAGGGCATGGTCAACGACAACAAGTTTATGACCGCTGGCGCGGACGGTAGTTTCGGCCACTGCATCGCCCTCGGTTCGTATGGTGTGGCGATCGGAAACCGCGGCACCGTTCCCGACAGCATCCTTGTTACCGGCGGGGCTGCTGGTACGAGCCTTTCCGATAACATGAACGGCGCGTCCGGTGGTCTGATCGACGAAGCGTAACCGGAAGATGTGTAGAAAGGGGGCGGGAGAAATCCCGCCCCCTTCTGAAAGAGGTGATCCGATGTCGATGTGCTCAAATGCCGTTCTGCAAGCCGCGGCCGTAATCGCAAAAACCACGCAGACGCTTGTTGGCGTCGTCATCCCGTGCGAGGGTTATGATTTCCTCACCCTGTTCTTCACGTACACAAAGGGTGATGAGACCGGTCTGATCCTGACCCCGATCTACTTGGCCAAACCGGATGGAACCGTCGAATATCCCGCGACGGAATGGAGCGCGGCCGTCGGCGCGAAGACTGGCACCACGGCGACGTATACGTTCGCGGCAACAACCACCCGCCACATCACGTTCGACGTGCGCGGTGTCTCCGCGATGAAGTTCACCCAAGGAGGATCAAACAATGATGGCACACCAACAGGGACGTTGGCCGCATCCTATACCTTGAAAAAGGGATAGGGTAGAAAGTGGTGACGTATGCCACTGGTTCTCAATGAAAATTTTCTAATCGATCTTGTTCTACTGAATTGGAGCCGCATGTACGGTAAAGCCGTGTCTCCATCCGGGGAAACCCATCTGTCCGATTCCATCATCGTTGGAAGTTCAGTTGTTCCGTTCCAATTGATTGCCGGCAACAATGATTGGGGAAACTGGACCCTTCTTTTCGGTTCGGGTGACCTGAACAAGAGATTCAATCTCAACGTGCTGGAAGCGATCGACCTCCAGGGTACTCCGCCGACGACCTTTTTTATCCAGTTGGCGTTCAGCAAAATCTCGGCCGCCGATGCTTTGACGAAAGGAACCTACACTTCGGTGGTAGTGGCCAAAGGCGACACTCCTGTTCCCGTGAGCGTTCTTACCGCGTTGCAGGAATCAGGAACGAAAGTTTGGGGACGATGCTTGGCCGTTGGCCAGAATGCGTTGTATGCCAAATTCTACGCCGGTGTGATTTTCTACGAGGTCTAAATGGCGTTCACCTATGACGACACCCTCAGTACTGATTTGTCCCTGGTCCGCTTTCACATCGGGGATAAAAACGAAAAGGGTCATTACCTGGAAGACGGGGAAATCACCTATTGGCTGACCGAAAAGGCGAGCGTCGGCGGCGCCGTGATTGCTTGTATCCGGTACATCATTACCCAACTGAGCAAACCGGACTTCCGCAAAGATTGGTTGAGCGTGAGTAATGCCGATGCCCGCGCCGGCTATGAAAAACTTCTGAAAGACAAAGCCGCCGAATTCGGGATCTCGCTTTCCGCGTTCGTGGCGGAATCGTCGGTTTCCCACATGCACCGTGCCGATAGTTACGAGCAGGATGAGGAAGGGAATTACGAAGACCCCAACGGTGCCCCGTGATAAACAAACAGTTGGTCGATCAAATTCAACAGCGCACGGCCGATGGTTTTTACACCGACCGTGCGAATTATATTCACCGGGTGAAATCGGGAACACAGAATGCCGCCGGTCAGCACGTGTATACCGATGACGTCATCCCGATGGATTGTTCGTTCACCGATAAACCGGATAAGTTTTTGTGGACCGAAATTGACTTCCTGAAAATATCGTTCGAAATCCGTTTCGGCCCGACCGATCCCAAACCAGAGAAGGGTGATTTGTTCGAGCTGACCTCCAGCCTGGGTGTCGAGAAGGACAACCCCGATCGCCGCTACCGGATTGTTGCCATATTGGACCGCGGGTTGGACGGATACGTTGTCGGTCTGGAAATGGTGTCGGTGACAAAGTGAGCAAATCTGGGATCAGTCTGCACGTTGATATTTCGAAGTTTGGTCCAGCCCTGGACCGGAAGAAACTCACGCGCCAGAACATGTTGGATATTCGCGGTGCCGGCGCGAGGATCGTAATCAATAAGCAGCGTGAACTGGTCCCCGTCGACACCGGTGCCACCCGCGCGAGTATCAACAGTCACATCATAGAAGCGACTGAAAAACGTGTGGTAGATGAAATCGGACCTGAAACGGACTATGCTCCGTTCATCGAATTCGGAACGTCGAACCCCAACTATCCTATTCAACCTTTCGTGCGTCCGTCCATTGAAGGATCAAATGCCAGCGCAATCAGGAATGCAATGGAGACGTGCTTCAAAATTATTTTAGGTGGAAGATGACCAGCGCAATTGAATTCAATGTCCGTACTGCCCTCCTGTTGGATCCCGCTGTGTTGGCGGCGTTCACAGATGGCGCGGTTCAAAAGATTTATGTCGATCGCGTCGACGGCGACCCATCCTATCCGTTTTCGCTGATCCGCCCAATACCTGGCGGAGTGCAGCAGTATACGCATGGCGGACCCGCCGGATCCAAGCACGTTCTGCAAATAGATGTGTACGACGATGATCCGGTCACGTGTGCCGAGAATGCACAGTTGATTTACGATTGCCTTTCGGGATATAGTGGAGTCATGGGTGACACTGTAGTCGGGCATGTGTTTACGAAATGGACATCTGCGCCGTGGGATCCTGCCGGTCAGCATTTTCACAAAACGATGGAGGTGCGCATTGGTGAATGATCAGAGTGAAAAGGAATTTGAAAAAGGAAAAGATATTTTCAAATCCAAAGCGCAATCGAAAGATGCGCAACCCAAACCCGCCGCTGTTGTGGCGGCTCCGAAAATCCTGCAACCCTACAAATGGCGGGGTGCCCTACCGGGGTGGAAGTGCAACGCCGTTCCCAACTGTGTCGAATTCTTCACCGACCGGGACGACGCTATCCTCCACGTCATCAAGCACTTTCCTGTGAAGGACCAGGAAGCGCTCATGCAAAAACTGATCGACGAAAAGGAGTAAAAAATCGTGGCTGCTCCAACAGTAGTTGCTCCGCAGAATGTACTTGGTCCGTTCGATGCGGTGACCGCCGGTCTGGCGGATTTCGTATGGACCGCCGGCACGATCACGGACGGCAACACCTATACCGTGTCGGGCCGGGAACTGCTCCTGGTCTGGAACTCCGGCGCCGCCGATGCCCATACCATCGATGTTGTCAGCACCGACGACGAACATGGCCGGGCCGAGAACATTACGGCCTACTCGATGGCGGCCGGCGACTTTGCCGCGTTCGGTTGCGGCCTGACCAACCAGAAGGGTTGGATGTCATCGGCCAAGACGATCCGCATCACCGTCAATCATGCCGAGGTGAAGGTTGCCATCCTTCGTCTGCCGGCTGGATACGGGAGGTAGGCCATGACATCAGGTGGTTTTTGGGCCTACGGTTCGAAGTTCCAGGTGGGGGACGGCGCGACGCCGGAAGTGTTTACGACGGTCGCGGAAATCATCGATGTGGGCGGTCCGAAGTTGGAACGCGACAGCATCGAAATGACCAACCAGGATTCGACGTTGGGTTGGCGCGAGTTCATCCCCGGTCTGCGTGACGGTGGGGAAGTGACGTTCAACTGCAACTGGCTGCCGACGAACGCCACCCAGGACAGCAGCACCGGCGTGTTGTCGGATTTCAACGACAACGTCAATCACAACTGCAAGATCATCCTGCCGGACACCACGACCACGCTTTCGTTCGCGGCGCATGTAACCGGGATCACCCCGGACCTTCCTCTGGAAGACCGGGGCACTCTGGACATCACCGTGAAGGTTTCCGGACCCGTTGTATGCAACGTGTAAGTCGTTTTTTGTGGGCCGTTACCAGTACGTAACGCCCTCCCATTCGATGCAGGTTATCGGGATCACCTGAATAACCTGCATCGAAATCTAAAGGCCCCAAGGGGCCATTCACAAAAGGAGTGACGAAGATGGGCAGTCTAACCCGCGAAGAAATTCTGGCCATGCAGGATATTCAAATCAAGCCGATCCGCGTGAAGGCTTGGAAGGATCGGGAAATCTACATCGCCCAGCTGACGCGCGGCGAACAGGATATGTTCCTGCAGCGCCAGTTCGGGTCCACGAAACTCCGCACCGAAAAGAAATCCGACAACCAGGAAATCAGCGCCATCAACATCTATGGCCATGACGCCTGGCTGGTGATAAAGAGCGCGTGCGACGCCAACGGCAAGCGCCTGTTCGAGAATAAAGACGAGGAAGCGCTGGCCAAACACAACGGCGAAGCAATCGGTTTCATCGCGGAACAAGTCCTCGAATGGTCCGGCATGAAGAAGGATGTCGAGGTGCTCAATAAAGTAAAAAACTCGTCGATGACCCCGAGTCAATCTTCGAGTTCAGGCTAGGCGCCCTTCTCGGGAAATCCATCGGCGAGATCCGGGCGCTGCCATATCCGGAGTACATGGGTTGGCAGATTTTCTACTTGATCGAGCCGTGGGGATGGGAAGACCAGGAGTATCGAACGGCCGCGTTGCTGACGATGATGCACAACACCCATATTCAGAAACGCAACCAGGCCAAGAAGTTGACATCCTTCATTCGTGATCTGCCAGGTGCCGTCGTGAAATATTTGGAACGGAAAGAAACTGAAAAGGAAAGACCCGACCTGACCACGGAGGAAGGACGCCGGCAGGCAACCGCAGAAATCCTGAAAGGTTTCTCTGCCATGTTTGGCGGAAGGTTGATTAGAAAAAAATGAGCGCCGCTGCTACTCTTGCCGCTGTCCTGTCTTTTGACTCTTCGAAATATGACGAAGGGTTGAACGATGCTACCAAGAGAGCGAAAAGTTTTAGCAATGATGTAAGTAACGCCCTCTCCAACCTTTCCTCCAGAAGTCAATCGTTACTAGGAGGCGTCGCCGGGTTCATCGGCGACGCCTTCGTTACTGCTTCAAAGGTGGCGATTGCAGCCATTGGAGCAATTGGTGTTGCCGCCGTTGTTCTTGGAACCACAGCTTTCCTAGCGGCCGCTCGCGTGGACGAATTGCGTGTCGTGAACGATGTCCTTGGGAGAAATGCGGGTCTTGCCAGTGAGGAAGTTCGTGCCGAAGCGGAAGAAGTACGGTCAATGGGCATTGAGTATGCCGAGGCCGAAGGAATTGTCGCTCAATTTATTCGTTCGAATATTGATCTTTCAAAAGCCAGTGATATTGCTCGCGTAGCTCAGGATGCCGCTGTTATTTCCGGATTGAATTCGACGGAAGCGGCCACCATGATTACCGAAGCAATTGTAAAACTCAATCCGGAGATGTTGCGGAATGCCGGCATTGTAGTCGATGGGATGAAGGCTTATGAAGATTATGCAGACGAGCTGGGTATTGCCGCCGAAGATATGACTTCGGCTCAAAAACAACAGGCCCTATTGAACGCTGTTTTGAAAGAGGGCGCGAAGTACGCCGGCGTGTATGAAGCGGCGATGCAGGAACCCGCCAAAGTGCTTCGGAGTTTTCCGCGTTATATCAACGACATCATGGTGTCGATAGGACAAGGGTTGAAGCCGGCTTTTGGTGAAGCCGTGATGGCCGTCGGAGATTTCTTGAAGGGACTTGGGAAAGCTGTTTCCGAAGGCGGAGCGTTGCGGCCCATTCTGGATCGAATAACAAAAGGACTTGAGCCACTTGCGAAAATGTTTACGAATTTCGTAAAGGGGATTGATTTCAATTTGATTGCCGATAGATTATATCCAATTGTTGATAAGGTGATGACTTTCATTACCCGTTTGGGCCGGTTGGTCAGTACACTTGGAAATGGACTATTCGATTTTCTACTGGAGGGTCCGGACCCCGAAAATTGGGGTGACCTGCACGATGCGATCAAAAGTGCTTTGACAGATTTGGGCGTTCCGCCTGAGTTTGTCGATGGTCTTTTTAGGGCAGGAGAAATAATTGTCGGTATTGCGGAAACCGCCGGCGCCGTGTTCGGCGATTTGCTCGCCGGCGACGCCGGCCTTGCATTCGACGATCTTAGGGAAGGGTTGTTAGGAATTGGCGTTCCACAGGAAGTCGTCGATAATATCACGTGGCTTTATGAATATGTGACAGGTACTTTGCTCCCAGGTCTTCAAACAGTATTTGAGTGGTTCAAAACGGAAGGGTTGCCAGCCATTCAGGAATTCGGAACATATTTTTCCGAACAATTGTCGCCAGCATTCCAAGCGTTCGGAGATTGGCTTGTTGGAAATCAAGGTGTAATTGTTGGCGCTCTTGCCGCGATCGCTGTCGGTCTTTTGGGTCTCGGAGTTGCGGCCGGTATTGCCCTATGGGGATCAGGTCTTGCCGAAGGGTTCCTGATAATTATCGCACTCATGGCGATCGTTGGTGCTTGGGCATATCTTCTGTATACTGCCTGGACTGAAAATTGGGGTGGCATACAGGAAAAACTAACCGAGGTTTGGACAATTCTCGAACCGATCCTGACCGTACTTTGTGTTTGGATTTCCACGACGCTGACGATCGCGATTCAAACGCTTGCCGATTACTGGACCAACGTTTTGTATCCTGCAATTATGTTCGTCTGGAATTGGTTGTCAACTGTTGTTTTTCCGTTTTGGGCTGCGCTTGCCGATTTGTTCAATGCTGTTGTTGGCAAGTCGATCGAGGCGTTGGCCGGCCTATGGCAAAATGTTTTGTATCCCGCGATCGCTGCGGTTTACAACTATGTTGCCGATAAGGTAAATCCGCTTCTCCAACTCCTGACGGATCTGTTCAATATTACGCTTGGTCCAGCTATTCAAGGAGTTTCAGATACTGTGATCGCTCCGTTGGCCGGCACCTTCGACCGTGTATCATCTGCAATCCAAGGTGTGATCGGTTGGATCGGAGATTTGGCGGAGAAGATTAGGAACCTGGAACTTCCGTCCTGGCTGACGCCTGGCAGCCCGACTCCGTTTGAATTGGGGTTGCGTGGGATCGGAAGCGCTATGAAGGATATTGGAAAGAACGGTTTGCCGGAAATGTCCTACGGTCTCTCCGCCAGTGCCTTCGCCGGCGTGCCTGGCGGAGGGGGGAACACGACCAATTATTTCCAGGGTGCCACAATTCCGATCGGCGCCGGCGCTCCGTCGAACTCCCGCCAGGTGGCGAAGGAAGCGTTGCGTCAGATTGAGGAAATGATGCGCCGCCAGAAAAATTCCGGGTTCTTCACGGATATGGAGCCAGGATGACACCTTCCAATTATTCGCTGTATCTGAAAAACGATCAGCTAAGTCTAAAACTTTCCAACCCGCCGCCGCGGACCCTGCCCCTGGACCGGTTCGACGTTCCGCATTTTGTTCCACCCACCGTGGCCGAAACCGTGATTGTGTCCGAAGGGACTTCTTACAACCGGTACGGTGGAGAAAAGAAAATCGGGATCCGCGCCGAGAATATTGAATTCAGTTTTCCAATATTTGTGTTCGGAACAACCGAACAGCAAATCAGACGTAACTTGTCTGATCTTCAATCCGTGTTGGATCTTGCCGGCAACGATTATGATCCGCTGTATCTGTGTTTCAAACCACATACCTATTTGTCCGGTGAACCGTTGTGGGGGCAGATGGGTGCTTTCATCCGATATGAAATAGTCAGCGGGAAGGTTTACGTCGAATCATACGACTTCACCAGAGAACAACTGGTAAAAGCAACTGTTCAACTGACCTTGAAGCCCTATTCTCTTGGACAAAAACAACGGTTGGCCAACGGGTACGGCGGACTGATGCAGAACCATCACGGTTATGCCGATGGCCAATCCAGGGGGGCTATCGTTTTCGAGGCGACCACAAATAAATTTGTAAATGCGACGTTCATCGGCCGGTATGGTTTTTATCAGGACGATGCCTGGGTCGTCGGCGCCGGCCTGAAAGTATCGGAGATTATCGACGGGCGTTTTCGACTTTTTCAGAGCGAGAGCAAACGTTTGTATGGAACACCTGGCGCGGTGGACCGTACGTTTACTCAATCCATCGCGTGCGGCAACACAAATAAATGGTCTCTAACCTTTTTCGTGAAAAAGGAAGATGGATCCGCCGTGACCACGGCAGATGTCGATCTTTATTTTGGCGCCGATATTGCGACCACCTATGAATTGCACACAAACGGTTGGTATAAACTTACGGCCACATTCGACGGTGTCGTGGCTGCTACCAGTGTTGGAATTGATGTGAAGGCCGGGAAGACAATTTATGTACATGGTGCGCAGTTTGAAGAAAAGAAATACCCAACCAATATTTGCGTGGGTGATATGGTCGGATGTTCTTATTCAGGCATCGACCTTTCGGTTGCCACGTCTTCGCGTCTTGCGTCGAAAATTGTTATCCCCTGCGAGGATGCTTCGAATTACAACCGGGTAATTGATCCGGCCCGAGGTACGATTGCCCTGGTATATACCCCGCGCATGAGTTCGACGCAAGCCTGCCTGGTGGCCGCAAGTTTTCTGCTTCTGGTGGATACAACTGGCAGGATGGTTGAAATCCACTTCAACACCGCAACTTCGAAGTGGTCAACCTTTAGTGCTCCGAATGCTTATACGGAAGCAGCGGCATCCACATTCCCCGCGAATGTGCCGATAGTTTTCCATTTGAAGTGGGGACCGAGCGGGATATATCTATATAAAAATGCTTCATTGATTGTTAGCGGTGGAACCTATACCCCGCAGGCGATGCCGGCGAATTTATTTATCGGTTGTTATAACAACGGTTCGCTTCAAGCCAACGGGGTGATCGGGGATTTTTCAACCTATGGGTGGGAGTTCTCTGCCGCGGAAATTTCCGCGCAGTATGCCGACATTCTTTCACGGTTATCGGAAGGCCGTATTGAATCTCCAATTCCTTACATCAGCACGCGCCTGGGCGACGGTGTAATCGACAGCCATTCCGATTCCGGGCATTCGCATGTAGCAGTTGCCGATGGGATTGCCGGCAACGTGCCGGCCGATACGAAGTTTGATCTTTCCCATAATGTTGGCGCCTTGGATATTCTCATTTCGAACCTGGCGTGCAAGGAATATATTCCACCTGCTATATTGGGTAGTTACTCAGCCGCAAATTCCAACGCTGTATTTTTCATGGATGTTGGCGAAGCCGCGGATACGGCCGATGCCGCCGCTGCCGGCGCTTTTTATAAGGCGCTTGATTGTACGGCCGAGGCTACTCCGAATGGCTATGGCCGGTTGTGTGCTCTTCCCAACCGATTGAATTTGGGTGATCGGGATTATCTTGCCTATGTCCGGTTGAAAGCGTCGTCGGCGGCCGGGATGGTGGCAACCCTTCGGTGCAAGTATTCACCGGATACCAGTTTTGGTGATGCCTCAATTTATCAACTTGGAGAACCGAAGGATTGGTCAACCTTTGTCGGTGACGCGACCTATACGTGCATTTACAGCAACCCGGTTCACATGCCGAGGTTCCGCCGGACCGATGCCAAACTATCCGGTATCGGATTCGAACGTATCTTCTGGTGGTTGACCCTTATTACCGTTCCGGCGTCGACGCAAAGAATTGATTACGTGGGTTTGCTCCCGCGCCCGATAAAAAGAATTGTGTTGGGAACGACCGCCGATCTTCGTTTCGTTATTCGCGGCAATCAGGTGAACCCAGGTGCTTCCGGAGAGGCGTCCGTGAATGGGTACGGCGACGATATTTCCCTTGAACCGAACCTGCGGAATATTATCCAGGTGGTTCATGCCGCGTACACCGATGCCGATGCCGATTCGCTTGCTTACAACCTGACCATCAATAACATCGAATACGTTCCGAAGTGGCGTTTGCTATGATGGAATTGAATTCACTTGACATTATTGTTTACAACGGAACGACGGAACTGGATCGGTTTCTTGTCGGAACGAATACGGCCGATAGCATCAGTATCGAAACCCAATATCCTTTTGGTTTATACGGACCTTGCTCGTTCCGAGTGCCGCGCGATATTTTGAGTAGTTGGGGGATCCGTGGAGCGAACCGAATTTCCATTTTCAACGGAATCGTCCCCATTTATGAAGGACGAATTACCAATCTGAAAAATGCCGTCGACAGCGCCGGCGCAAGTGCCCTGGTCGAATGTGCCGGCATGTGGGGTGATCTTCTGAACCGGGCCTATATCGACGGTATGTGGGTCGACACCCGGATGGATCAGGCGAATTGGCATCCGCAATTGTGGATGAACGCAAGCAGTAAAGTTACTTGGGAACAACAGGATGCGCGTCTCCGTATCACGCCCAAAAACGTTGCTTTCCTAAATACCGAATTTGCCAGCCTTCGCTATGATGTGCAGGCGGGTAAGACGATCAAACGGATTACCTATGATTACGATCTGCAGGAAGGCGCCCAGCAGTGGACGATAAAAATCTGGAATGGCGCTTTGGGAAATATTGAACCAGGAACCACGATCGCTGCAACCGGTACCGGAAGTATTGATGTTACTCTCGGGACCGCAACCACATGGCTGGAGCTAATCTTCGAAAGCAACGCCAATCAGACGCCGGCGGCCGACGGGACCATCTATGGCGAATGGTCGAATATGTGCGTGTATTATGAGGCCGGCTCGATCAACCTGACCGAAATCGCCAAGGATGTTGTCGGTTATCTGGTGACCGATGGAATTGTGAACGCCGATGTTTCGAAGATTGGAACAAATTCCCTGGCGCTGGTTCCGTTTTCTATCACAACCGGGACGGCCGCGCGTATTTTAGCCGAGGCCGCAAAGTATGGTGATTCGAATTACAACCGGTGGGCCGTCGGCGTAAAACACAGTTTGTATGCGCAGACGCCGAATGGCAAGCCGGTGATTTACGCCGAACAGTATCCGGTCCTGACCGATTATGATTATGTGGTTTCGATGGAGGAAGCCGGCATTCAGGTTGCGCAAAATTACGACGCCATTGTAAATTGGGTGGTTGTCGAATATAAAGACCCGAACGGCGTGACGAAACGAAAAGACCCGGACAGTGACGCCACGTTGACGGATGCCGCAAGTGTTGCGCTTTACGGCAAACGTCTTCCACCTGGCGGAGCGTTGAAGGTCGATACGAATGAAACCCTTGCGCTGAATTTCGCGCGGGTGTACCTGGCCGCGAATAAACTTCCACAATGGACCGCATCCGGTCCAATCCATGTAAAGGGATTTATCCGTCATAAACAACAGTTCCGGCTGCCGGCGTCGCAAATTGAAGCTGGTAAGCGTCTTCGGATAGAAAACTCTCTCCAGGATTTGAGCGGGTCTGGTCTTACCTTCATTATCCAAAAGACGCGATACAATGACGACGATGAGACGTGCGAGATTACCATCGGTGTTCCCGATGATCTGGTCACCCGAGTAAATCGTCTGTGAGGAGTGCGTATGGCAGCCACCAGTAAAATCCGGTCGGAGCGTCGGAAGATCAACCAGCAACTTATTTCCTTCGTTACGTCGACACAGGAAAGATGGAAAGCCGAAGACGACCGCTGGGAAGATTTCAAGAGTACAGTCCAAGCGTCCGTGGCCAATCACGAAACCCGCTTGCACGACATGGAAGTGGTCGTCGGCAAAGACGAAAAGAGCGGGTTGCAGAAAAAATGGTCCGACCTGAAACTAACCGTGTGCGGCGACGGGGAAAAGAGAATCGGCCTGGTGGGGAATGTCCGCCAGCTGTGGGACCGATGGCATGTGTCAATTGTTGTAATGGGCGCGATATTCGCGCTTGTTGTATATTTGTCGGCACAGCACATGGTTGAAGTTGGAACGTTTCTCCAGAAATAAATGGGAGACGGCCCGACGCGCCAAAAAACGTCAAGGAGAAAAAGACAATGAAGAAGAAATTCCGCGTTCTGTTCCTGTTGTTCATCGTCCTGCTGCTTCTGTTCTCAATCGCGATGGACGAAGGCCCGACGCCGAACGATCAGGTGAACGCCATCCTGCAGGTGGCGATTCCGATCATCCTGTCCTTCGGCGTGCCGATCGTAACCGCCGTATTGAAAGTCATCATGGATAAACTGAAATGGGAGCGTGCCACGAAACGGGATGTGGTCTCGGTTATCATCCTGGTCGCGTGCTTCCTTTTGGTAATCGTCATGGTGAGCGCCGGCGGGATCTTGCCCCCGCTGCCGGCCGATGTCGGCCAGGCCGCGGCCCTGATTATCACGTGGGCGTTTGCCATTTTGGGCGGCGGCATGTTCGTCTACAATACCGTGCTGGATAAAGTCCTCACGGGCGTGGAAGACAAAGCGAAGAAGTAGTTCCGCCGGGACGACAACACAATCGGAAAGAAAACTCCGCCCTCGAGGGCGGAGTTTTTGTCGTCTTACCACTTTCCGTACGATCGGCAGATAGACGTTGGTCTATGTGAGTGTAAACCCGACCATTGTTGCTTTGCCGGCAACCATTCCGTATTCGGCATAGACCTGCATTGGCGGAGGAATTAGTTTCGCCATCAGGTCCGCCAGGTGAGACCAATCGAACGTGGGGCCGGGGTCCCATGCTTTGTTCAGGACCGAATGACCGACAACCCGTTTCATCGCCGGGAAGTATTCATAGGCGGCCGCCAGGATGTAGGCGTAAACCTGATACTGGACGTCGGTGTAATCCTGATAATAAATTCCGTTGACCATCCGGAGTTCGGATTTGTGAATTCGTTGTACCCACAGTGTTTTCTGATATTTGTAAAAATATCCAAGTACCTCTGCGCGTGGATCCTGGTATCCCCACGTCACCCCTTCCAGACCGAACGACCGGTGATTGTTTTGGTAACACTGCCAAGCAGGATAGTCGAAGTCGACCGGTTGCCATGTTTTCCCGTCGGGTAGGATCAGGGCTTGCGCCGAAGCCCCGTTTACACGATCACCATTGTCCCAATAGTCCAGGATGCCCGGTTCCCCGTTTCTGTTTTTGCCGGCTAGGCAACCGGTCCCGTGGACCACGGCCAGCTCGGTCAACTTCCGG